ATGCACTGTATCCAAACAACAGAATGCGTATTTTTGACAATAGTTTGACTCCTGTAGAACCAAAAATGCCTGATTTTAAGGTTTCTACAGAATTTTACTCGGTTGAGAACGGTTTTGATCGACTTGGTATGGGTCGTGAGGAAGAATATTTTTGGAAAACAGCAAAAGAGCGGGAAAAAGAGGAAGAAAAACCCGAAAACATGTATCATTCCCAAGAAGGAAGATATCAAGATCCACAATAAAGTGAAAATAGGGATAGTAACCCCTTAAAAAGTTCTAATTTACCTAAATTGGAGCAAAAAATGGGCAACTATCACAAAGTCGATAAAGGAGAACTCTTTATTAAGGAGGGAATGACGTTAATCACTGAAGTTGATAGTGACAAATACCTTGATATGGCGACACGTAAGCGTCTTGCGAAGCAAAAGGAAGAAGTTTTTGCCCCAGAGACAGATTATCTGGAGCGTTTGGAAGACTGAAGTTCGTAAAAAGTGTGATAAATAAGTGATAAGGCAAACATTTAATAAATATCATGCCGCTTGATCGCACTAGTATAGGATTTAGAGATATAAGTCTCACGTTAAAGAGAAATCCTTTGACGCGAGACTTAGTTATTTTAAAAAATGAATATGCAATATCAAGAGCGGTTCAAAATCTGGTCTTGACAATACAAGGAGAAAAACCTTTTGATCCAGATTTTGGTTGTGCTGTCAATAGATTATTATTTGAAAATATAAGCTTTTTTACTGCAAAGAGTTTACAGGATGAAATTGAGATTGTAATTAAAGAGAATGAACCTAGAGTTGAACTGGAATTAGTAAAAGTAGTTCCAAATTATGATCTAGGTCAAATGGATGTGACAATTAAGTATTTTATCGTTGGAATTGATGCTCAAGCCCAACAATTGCAGTTCGTATTACTACCGTCACGATAAATGTCACTAGTCAACGTAGCCTCTTTAGATTTTAATGAAATTAAAGCGTCAATAAAGAGCTATCTGCGGGCAGATGGCAAATTTACTGACTATGATTTTGAAGGATCTAACTTCACTGTACTTTTAGATACATTAGCATATAACACTTATATTAGTGCATATAATGCTAATATGCTGAGTAATGAGGTATTCTTGGATGGTGCAACATTGAGAGAGAATGTTGTATCGTTAGCAAGAAATCTTGGATATCTTCCACGGTCTGTAACAGCATCCAGAGCGTCTATATCGTTTTATATTGACCTATCGGCATTCTCTACTAATCCAGTGTCGGTAACGCTCCGTAAGGGCATTGTAGCGACCTCTGCGGTGACGTTTGGCGGTCGTAGTTATGTGTACTCTATTCCTGAAGATATAACATCCCCAGTGTCTCAAGGTCTAGTATCCTTTGATGATGTTGATATCTATGAAGGAGCATACGTACAAAATACTTTTGTTGTAGATAGCAATAATAAAAATCAAAGATTTATTCTACAGAATCCAAATATCGATACTAATCTGATTAGAGTAGAAGTAAGAGAAAGTAAGAATAGTAATATAACAAGAGTATATAAGTTTGCAAATAATTTAACTGACGTTAAACCAACTGATGATGTATTTTTCATCAATGAGATTGAAGATCAAAGATATGAATTGCTTTTTGGTGACGGATCTTTTGGAAGTAAGTTAAAGAATGATAATTTTATCATTGTCAATTATGTTGTCACTAATGGTGAGAAGGGAAATGGAATTGATTCATTTAGATTTTCTGGTAGATTCTTTGACAACAATGGTAGTCCAGTAAAGGTCATAGCACCCCTCGTAACGACCCTAGAAGCGGCGGGAGATGGTGCTGCTATAGAATCAGTCGAGTCCATTAAAAAACTCGCTCCTAGAGTCTATGCATCCCAGAATAGAGCGGTTACAGCATCTGATTATGAAGCGTTAATACCCAAAATATATCCAGAAGCAGATTCTGTATCTGTGTTTGGTGGGGAAGAACTTGATCCACCAAAGTATGGAAAAGTTTTTATTACAGTAAAACCAAAAAATGGATCATATTTGCCGAATATAGTAAAAGACAATATTAAAACGACTCTAAGGAATTATGCTGTTGCTGGAATTATTCCAGAATTTATTGATCTTAAGTATCTTTACATTGAGTATCAATCTAATGTGTACTACGATCAAAACCTTGGTGATGCTTCAAAAATTAGGGCGTTAGTTCAAAAAAATGTAGAATCTTTTGCCAAATCTGATGAGTTAAATAGATATGGTTCTAGATTCAAATATAGTAAATTTTTGAAGTTGATCGACGATTCTTCAAATGCAATAACTTCCAATATCACAAACGTTGCTATTAGAAGAGATTTTAAAATAGTAGTAGGTGATCCATCAGAATATGAAGTTTGTTTTGGTAACAAATTTTACATTAAAAATGATGATGGGTATAACATAAAAAGTAGTGGATTCTCAGTTCCTGGTATCTCGGGAACTGTCTATATATCAGATGCACCTAGTGATAGTGATTCTGGCGTTGTGTTCTTATTTAAGTTAGATTCAACGGGAGAACCAGTTGTTGTTCGTGACAATATTGGAACAATTGATTATAAAAAAGGAGAAATAAGAATAAACTCCTTAGAAATATCAGCAACTTCTAAAACAAAATTTGGAGATCCGATTATTGAATTATCTACATTATCACAGTCTAATGATATTATTGGATTGCAGGACCTTTATCTTCAGTTAGATACATCTTTATCATCTGTACAAATGGTATCAGATGTAATTTCTTCAGGAATTGATCTTTCTGGATCACAATACATCTCTTCTTCCAGCTACCTTAACGGACAATACGTAAGACTCTAGGAATATGAAAAAAAGCAGAGTAAATATTTTTAACTTAGTCTCAGGTCAAGTTCCTGAGTACGTAAGGGATACATATCCAGAGTTTGTTGGATTTTTAGAAGATTACTACAAAGGTCTAGAAAGTCCTGGTGGTTGCTTGGACATTATCAATAATATTGACGAATATGTAAAATTAAATAATCTATCAGAACTTACTTTTAGCACTCAAACAACAAGTGATGTTGGTTTTACCACTAGTTCTGTAAAAGTATCTTCTACTGAAGGATTTCCTGATAGAAATTCGATTATTCAAATTGATGAAGAATTAATTTTTTATAAAACTAAGACCTCAACTAGTTTTGAGGGTTGTAGTAGAGGTTTTTCTGGAATTACATCATACTTTGATAATGATTCTGCAGATATTGGGTTTGAGGAAACTGTAAAATCTCCTCATGATGTAGATAGTACTGTTTTCAACGTAAATTCTTTATTTTTAGCGGAACTTTACAAAAAATATAAACGTCAATATGCACCTGGTTTTGACAATATTGATTTTTACTCCGAAATCAATGAAAAAAATGTTGTTGCTAGATTAAAAGATTTTTATAATTCAAAAGGATCCAATAGATCTTTTAATGTCTTATTTAAGTTAATCTTTGGTACTGACGTACAAGTTGTAAAACCAAGAGATTTCTTAATTCAACCTTCTGACGCAGATTATCGAATTACTAGAGATTTGGTTGTCCAATCTTTACAGGGAGATCCAAATGACTTGGTAAATAGAACACTATTCCAAGATGAAACATCAGTTATTCAAAAAGCAACAGGAACTATCACTGATGTTGAAGGTTTGGTTAGAGATGGTAAAGAATATTTTAAATTAAGCTTAGATTACAACCCAGAATTAGAAACTTTTGAATTCTCGGTCCACCCTAAAACAAAAATAACAAATCCAGTTAGTATTGGACAAACTTACCTTGATGTTGATTCAACTTTAGGTTTTACTCCAGAGGGCACTGTTGTAGTTTTTGATAATAATGTCAGGTATGAAATTCCATATACTAAAAAAAGTGCTACTCAATTTTTTGGATTAGAATGTCCAGTCGCACTTAATTTGAATGAAGACGTTACAACTCAAGATTATGCATATTCTATTAAAGAAAATGGAGAGCAGATCAGAGTAAAAATTACGGGTGTTTTAGGAGATCTTGAATATAAATCAGAAGATTCTTATTTCTATGAAAATGGTGATGAGGTTCAAATTGTATCAATTGGTGGAGATAGTAAAGATCAAGTAGTATCTAGTTGGATAGTCAATGCAGCACCAGAATATGAAATTGAGTCTATGGTGCAAGTTGCACTTAAACTTAATGGTGCTGCACAGTACAGAGTAACTACTTTTGATGAAAATATCTTCACATTAGGAGATATTGGCACAGTAACAGGATCTGATGGATCTCAATATGATATCTTTGTAATTGCAGTATCAGATAAAAATGTATTTGATATTAACTTAACATCCCAAGTTGATACAGTAAATGTCAAGTATAGTATTAGAAAGGGGATATCAAAAGGAAGCTCTACAACAAATCAATACTTAAGAGATGTTTCTGCCAATATTCAAAATGTATACCTTGCAAGAGAAGGAGAAAATGATACTTGCACTTATGTAGTATCTCCATCTATACCAGATTACTATAATACTCCAGTTGAGGCAGAAGACCTTTCTGTAACCTTTAGTGGTCAGTTTGCTGGAAAAGATATTAATATTGGAACAAATGCATTCATAACTGGAGATTCAATCTATTACAGTTACAATAATAATTTTGGTTTAAACATCGCTGAAGGTCAATACTTCATATACAAAGTTAATGCATCTACAGTAAGACTCGCTACAAGTAGAGCAAATATAAGAAGTAGAATATTTGTTAGTGTATTTGGAACAGTTTTTGACAATAAATTTGAATTGACTAGAAATAAAGGTCTATCTTTATTGTCTCAAGATATCATAAGAAAGTTCAAAAAACCCGTTCCCAAATCACAAGATGAAAAAGATATCCCCATTTCACCAGGTGGAATAGGAATGTTTTTGAATGGTGTTGAAGTCAGTTCTTATAAGTCATCTGATACTTTATACAATGGTCCGATTCAAGAAGTTGTAGTTTCCTCTCCAGGTGACAAGAATTATGATGTCATAAATCCTCCAGTTTTAGAAATAGAAGATAGCGATGATTCTACTGCAGCAACAGTAGGTATTGGAACTGGAGCAGAGGGTGTTTGTAATGTTAGAGGATCACTGACCAGAATCAATGTTATTGATAAGGGATTTGACTATCTTGAAGAACCAAAAATTACTATTTCTGGAGGAAATGGTACGGGTGCTGTTGCAAAGTGCAAGTTAACAAAAATAACTCACGAAAGAACTTTTAACGCAGGCAGTCTGTATCAAAATGTTAGTGTAGACGAAAATTCTATCGGATTTGGTACATTCCACAAATTTAGAGATTTTGAGAAAGTTATATACAAAACTGATGGGCAAGACAATATCAAAGGTTTAGTAGATAATTCAATTTACTTTGTGAGAAAAGTTGATGATGTAGTTTTAAAATTACACAACACTTATGATGATGCAATTATCGGCATTAATACTGTAGGATTTTCTTCTTATGGAGATGGTCTTCAAAGAATTGTATCTTTTAATAAAAAGAATGTAGTTGGATCAGTTGAAGTAACTGACGGTGGTAGTGGTTACACAAATAAAACCATATTCGTAAAAGCAACAGATTATGATATTTTTGATAGTAGAGTTAATGCTAAAAAGCATGGTTATGTTGATAAGGAAATTATCAACATTACTAGTCATAGCAATTCATTATTGCCTTCAGGGATTTCTTCAACATCGGAGTATTATGTAAAGGTTATCGATCAAGATAGTTTTAGATTATCTGAAGTTATTTCTGTTAGTGCTGGTTCAACCATAAGTGCAGATTACAATTATATTAATAGTAGATATATTAAAATAACTGATTCTGGAACTGGAACACATGAATACAGATATAGACCTATAACTGTAAAACTAGAAGCACCATTAGGGATTACAACTTCAGTATCTCAAAATTTTGATGCTAAAATACAACCCGTATTTACTGGAGAAATTATTTCAGTATCTCTCAAAAATTCGGGTTCAAATTATGGATCTGAAGAAATTTTAAATTATAATCGCCAACCACAGTTTAATTTATTAGCAGGTAAAGATGCACAGTTGACACCTATTGTTACTACAGATGGTGGACTGCTTGATATTGTTATTAACAATAGTGGTGTAGGGTATAACTCACCACCAGAAATTAGAATTTTAGGTGATGGTTCTGGTGCTCTTGTTGTACCTGTTATTGAAGATGGAAAAATTATACAAACTATTATTCTTGATAGTGGATCTGGATATAATCCAAATAATACATTTGTACAAGTTGTTCCGACTGGATCAAATGCACAATTTACAGCACTTATAAAATCTTTCACGATTAACAATCTTGAAAGAACATTCCAAGCGGAAAAAATTAATGTGGATGATGGTATTTTAATACCTGCCTTAACATTAAATAGAGGATTACAATATACACATTCATATGCAGGAAGAGAGTTAAGAAGAAAACTCTTATCGACTTCTATTGATCAACAAGGTAATACAATTTACAGAGATGATATTGATAATGATCTAGTTAGCAATTCATTAAAATATCACTCTCCAATTGTTGGATGGGCTTATGATGGTAATCCAATTTATGGTCCATATGGATATGCAAATCAAGAGGGTGGTACAGTAAAAAGACTTGAAAGTAGTTGGGCACTACAGATTGATACCGAAAGACCTTCCACAACAAACTTTGCACCTGGTACTTTTATTGAAGATTACAAATATATTGGTGATGGAGATTTAGATTATCATAATGGAAGATATTGCAAAACACCAGAATTTCCGAATGGAGTTTATGCATATTTCTGTACTGTTAATTCTATTCCAGATTCTAGTGGTCCATTTAATAGTTTCTTAAGACCAATCTTCCCATATGTAATTGGACCAACATTTAAAAATAGAATTATTGATTGGAATTTTGATCAACAATCCAATTTGGACTTTGTTGACATCAATGATACTGATTGGATACGCTATACTGGATGTCTTGGTCTTCTTAATCCAAACACAAAATATAAAGGATTCATTCAACCAGATGATTTCTCCGAAGGATTCACCCAGGTTGAATCTGCTACACCAGGAGGTGTAACTGGTCTCTTTATTGTTAATCCTGGTGATAACTATACTATAAGCGACAGTGTATTCTTTGAAAGTGAGGGTACTGGCGGATCAGGAGCATTTGCTAGAATTTCTTCAATTAAAGGTAGAGAAGTTGAAAATATTCAATATACTCAAGATACGGTTGAAGATGTTCAATTTTTACCTTTTGGTGTTGAAGGTAGATTTGTTGGATTTGCAAGTACTTCACACGACTTCTCTTCTGGTAATGTAGTCACTCTTCAAAACATTAATATTCTTTCTACGGAACTTAGTGGAACATATACCATTGGTGTGTCTACAAATATTCTTACATTGAATCAGACCATTGGTACTTCTGGGCAAACGGGTATTGTTACTAATATCTCTGTTACTGGAAATCTTATTTTCCCAACATGTGATATAAACGACTTGTATTTAATTGACAATGAACTTGTAAAAATTGTCGATATAAATGCGAATGATTCTCGGATAACAATTAAACGCAATATCAACAATGTATCTACATCTCATACTGCTGGAGTAGCCTTACAAGAAAGACCAAGAAGAATTGTTATTAATAGTGGATTTACGACATCCACACAATATAGATTAGATAGAGAACTTTATTTTGATCCAAGACAAGCAGTAATAACACCTTCAGAAAATTTAATTATTTGGTCAGATCCAATTCCACCAACATTACAAACTGCTTGGGACTATTATACAGTTGGTCTTGGTACAGGAACCGTTAATTACTTTGATTCTGCTGCACCAGATGGTTCTTTAGAAGCAGCAAAAGTATCATTTGCGTCAACAACTATTGCAACAGATGGATTTGGTTTACAGTTTTCCACAGTTTCTCTATCTGCAGACACATACACAGTATCTGTATTTTTAAAAGGATCTTTAGGTGGAGAAATTACTCATATAATTCTAGAGGATGGATTAACCTATCATTCCATGGAGGTGACTCTTTCCAATGATTGGAAGCGGTATTCCTTCCAAGCAACTACTAGTGCTGGTCAACATAGATTGAAAATTGGTTCTATTGGACCCGAATCTATTAATATGTTTACAACTCCAACTGTATATGTTTGGGGTGCTCAAGTAGAATTG